CAGGTACAGAATATTCTGGTTTAGATTGGCAAGATAGTTCTACAAAACCAACTGAATCTGAAATAGATGCAGAACTTACAAACTTAACAAATGCAGAACCTATGAGACTGCTTAGAGTTGAAAGAGATGCAAGATTAGCTGCTTGTGATTGGAGAGCCAATTCTGATCTAACACTACCTGATGCTTGGAAAACTTATAGACAGGCATTAAGAGATTTACCAGCAAGTGCAAGTCCTAAATTAGATAGCAATGGAGATTTAGATATGAGTTCTGTTACCTTTCCTACTGAACCTAGTTAATTATGAGCAAGATTTCACTCAAACACTCAGGCGGTAATGTTGTTTCACTCAACTCACCAACTTCCGCACCAACATCAGCAGATGTAGCATTTAAGCTACCAAATGCAGATGGATCGGCTGGTCAGTTTATGAAAACTGATGGATCTGGTAATTTAGCGTTTGCGTCTGTAGCAGATACAAATGATTTTGTTAAGTTAGCTGTAGCCACTGGTGCTGGTGGTACTGGCGATCTTGTTTTTGATAATTTAGACGTAGCAACATATAAGACATTTGATTTTACTCTTATGTGTCAACCAAGTACTGATGCTCAACAATTAAGATTTAGGTATAGAACAGGTGGTGCAAGTGGGTCAACTATAACTGACGCACATCATCAAGTAGCTTATTTATATATGTATAACTCAAATAATATAGCTGTGAACACAAATATGGGTATAGACAATATGTTATTAACTCAGGGTGTTGGAGGTGGTAACAGCCAAGAAGGTTTATCTCTAAACATGAGAATTTCAATGGGAGATTCTAACGACAATGGGGTTACAAGACAAAGAATGAATACAGTATGGTGGTCAGTTATGGTTCATAATGAAAGCCTTATGCCAGAGTGGCACATGGGAAATGGAACATTAACTGAAGGCGGAGGTGCAGGTGGAGTCGGTTCCTATCCAACAGGTTTTGTTTTTGATTTCACATCTGGAAATGTTGGTAACTTTTCTTATCAACTCTATGGACTTAAAAGATAATGGCTAGAAATCATTTAATTAACGGAAAATTAGTTCCTTTTACAGCAGAAGAGGAAACTGCTAGAGATGCTGAAGAAGCAGCATGGGCAGCAAAAGAAACAGAGTTAGCAAAAACTCTTTATCAAAGAAAAAGAACAGGAGAAGCAGCGACTTCTGCTGAAGCTACAAAATATCCTTCAGTAGGAGATCAATTAGATTTACTATTTCATGCAATAGAAGCTGATACAGACTTGAAAACAAAGTTTGCTGATTTCTATAATGCAATCAAAACAGTTAAAGACGCTTATCCAAAACCATGAGTACACTAAAAGTCACTAATGTCGCACACGAAACAAGCACTCTAAATACGCTTGTATTTGACAATGGTGGTGGTTCTGGTAACGGAAGAGTAACCACAAAAGGAACTATCGGAGAAATATCTGCTGTTTCTTACGCTTCTACAATTACACTAGATTTCAGAACTGCTAATAATTTTTCTACAACACTTACTGGTAATGTTACTTTTGCCAACCCTTCCAATATTTCTGCTGGACAGAGTGGTGTTTTATTTATAACTCAAGATGGCACAGGAAGTAGAACCGCAGCTTTTGGATCGTATTGGGATTTCAGTGATGGTACAGCACCTACATTATCAACAGGTGCAAACCAGGTAGACGTTATTGCTTGGATAGCACGAACCAACACGAATATAGCTGCACAGTTTATTGGAAACTTTAGCTAATGAGCAGTCTTGGCAGTCCTAATTCTTTCTTTCTAGCAGGGAAGAAGGCATATCAGATAGAACGTAGTGTAAGGTACAACAGACCTGACAATCATTATTTTTCAAAACAACCTAGTAGTGCTGGAAACAGACGTACTTTTACAATATCATTATGGGTTAAAAGATCAAACACAGGGGTTAATGGAGCTTTATTTTATGCTGGTACTTCCGTAGGTGCAAATCACGATGATACAGATTCTTTTAGATTTGATGGAAGTGACCAACTTACTTTTGAAGGTGAAGAAAATCAAAGTGTTAAATACGCAATAACCACAAATAGAAAATTTAGAGATCCATCAGCTTGGTATCACATAGTTCTTGCTGTAGACACAACGCAGGCAACATCTTCTAATAGGATAAAATTTTATGTAAATGGTGTTCAAGAGACAAGTTTTGCAACAGAAACCTATCCTTCTCAAAATTATGAATTATTTGTAAATTCGACAGTTTCAGGTGGTTATACAAGTGGAAATATACACGTTCTTGGTTATACAGGTGGTGGTCGTGGTTTAGATGGATATTTAGCTGAATATCATCTTATTGATGGATTTCAATACGATCCCTCATATTTTGGAGAAACAAATGCAATAACAGGTCAATGGAATCCTAAAAAATATATAGGTGGTTATGGAACAAATGGATTTTATTTGAATTTTTTAGATAATTCTGGAACTACCGCAACAACACTTGGTAAAGACTCTTCTGGTAACGGCAATAACTATACACCAAATAATTTTTCTGTAAGTGCTGGTATAGGTAATGATTCCTTAGAAGATACACCAACTAATAATTTTCCTACTTTAAATGCTTTAGACAAATTATCAGGAGGTAATACCAGTAGTTTATCTTTAAGCGAAGGAAATTTAAAAGTTGCTGCTGGTTCTGGCGGAGAAGGAAATGTCAATATGACAACAGTTGCAACTATTGAAATACCTACAAGTGGAAAATGGTATTGGGAAGTTCATGCAACAGATGTTGCAACAGCAGCAGCATCAAGAACTCATCTTGGAATTATAAATCAAGCAGCAAAATTTGATGATGGACTTGATTTAGCTTATGCTGATGTCGCTGGTGCGTATGCTTATGCTGCTGATGGAAGTAAAGCTGCATCTCCAGGTAATTTTGCAAGTTATGGAGCTTCATATACAGATAATGACATAATTGGTGTTGCTGTAGACGCAGATAATGGTTCAATAGCTTTTTATAAAAATGGTGCATCACAAGGAACTGCATATACTGGTTTAGATATGTCTGAAGGATTTATGCCTGTTGTGGGATATTGGGGAACATTTAATATAAATTTTGGTCAACGTGCATTTGATTATACAGTACCCACAGGATATAAAAATTTAAGTTCAGCAAACTTACCTAACCCAACAATACTGCTACCTAATAAGCACTTTGATATTTTAACTTATGCAGGTAATAGTACAGACAACAGAGCTATTACTGGATTAAATTTTCAACCTGACTGGGTTTGGATTAAAAAAAGAACATCATCTGTAGCAACTCATTGGATTGTAGATGCGTTAAGAGCAAACACCGATAATAGTGGAAATGGAAATGTTGGAGCATTAGCGTCTAACAGTAGTGATGGAGAACAGTCTCATCCAGACGGAGGTTTTGAGTCATTTGATTCAAGTGGATTTACTCTTGGAAAAGGATCAAACAATGCAAATGCAGACTCAGCGTATCAAAGAAATAATGCTAGTAGCATGACTTATGTTGCATGGAATTGGGATGCAGGGGAGACAGATGGCAAAACTTATACAGTAACAGTTGTTTCTGATTCTGGTAATAAATATAGATTTGATGGCTTTGGAACGTCTGCTGTAACTCTTGATCTTGCAGAAGGTGGTACTTATATTTTTAATTATCCATCAGCCCACCCATTTAGGTTTTCAGAAACAGCAGATGGTACGCATGGAGGTGGGTCTGAATATACAACAGGAGTAACTGTTCTTAGCTCAACTTCAATACAGATAGTTGTAGCTGCTTCCGCACCAAACTTGAATTATTATTGCTCTAGCCATAGTGGGATGGGGGGTGCGATTAATACAAACTCAACTCTTGGATCAAGTAATTTTGATGGAACTGGACAAGTAACAGCAAAAGTCAATGCTCAGGCAGGGTTTTCTATACTAACTTACTCAGGTACAGGAAGTGCTGGTACTAAAGGGCATGGATTAGGTGTAGCTCCTCAAGCGATCATTACTAAAAGAAAAAGCGGAGCAGAAGATTGGAAAATTTATCATCAAGGCATACAAGGTGGATATTTTTTAAAGTTAAATGCAACTCAAGCTGAAACGAGTAATTCTGACGTATATCCAAATACTGCTCCAACTTCTAGTGTATATTCTTTAGGTAATCACATCAGCGTTAATGCAAGTGGTAGTAGTTATGTGTCATACTGTTTCAGCGAAGTAGCAGGGTATAGCAAGTTTGGCAACTTTACTGGAAATGGATCATCTGATGGCACGTTTATTTTTACAGGTTTCAAACCAGCTTGGCTTATGATAAAAGCTCCTTCTCAGTCATCAGGTTATTGGCTAATACTGGACAGTACGAGAAGAACATTTAACCCAAATGGTATTTCTTCAAGTTTATATGCCAATGAGACTTCAACAGAAAATACTTTTGGAAATGGCACAGGTATAGATTTTTTATCTAATGGTTTCAAAATTAGAGATAGTTTAGTTTTTGTTAATGCTAGCGGTCAAAATATAATTTACTTTGCATTTGCAGAATCTCCTTTCAAAAATGCGAGGGCGGTGTAATATATAGTTATGGCATTTTTATTAGACGGAAAACCTTTAGCAGTTGATGTTCCTTTTACTTATGGGGATGTACATTACCCTGCTAACTGGTTAAGACTATCAACAGCAGAAGAGAAGAAGGATCTTGGTATTACAGAAGTTGCTGACGCAACAGTATATGATGGTCGTTTTTATAATAGTGATGGATCTGCAAAATCACTTGATGATACTAAAGAAACAATAGATGGTATTGAATATACATATCTTGGTGTTAAATCAGTATTAAAAGCACAAGAAAAAGTTACTGCTGGAACTTTATTAGCTCCTTATGATTGGTACGTTATTAGAAAAGCAGAGACATCAAAAGCCATTCCAACTGCAATTAAAACTTACAGAACTGCTGTTAGAACTGCTTGTCTAACAAGAGAAACAGAGATTGATAATTGTGCAGATACCGCAGCTTTAGTTACTCTTTATGGATCAACAGAGAAAGATGGAGTTGTAACACCTAACATGACACAATATCCAGTAGATCCTAATTCTTAAACTCTTGCATCTGCCTTGTCATTAAGCCCA